CGGTGGCCCGCACTTTGCGGCGTCACAGTGGCCGAAGGCACACCAGCAGGAGGGGACGAATGGCGCCCGCCCGCCATGAGGCCTATCTGCCTCCACTCGATTCTCGAGAGAAACATTTGCCAGGTATGAATTACGCTGGCCCGGGTACAAATGTTACCAGGAGACTCGAACTTGGCGTCAAGCCTATGGATGAGTTGGACCAGGGCGCTCTTGAGCATGACCGGGCCACTGAGCCACGTGGACCTTACACGTCTCAGGGGAAACCGCATTTGCTTCGCAAGGCGGATCGCAAGTTTATGCTTCTAGCTCGAAGGCTTCTTCGAGATGGTTACCAACCTGCTTGGAAAGCAATACTCGTTGCTTCAGCAATGGAAAGTATGCTATTAACAGGGGCCAGAGGCCGCAAGTGATTCTACTGAATCTCCTTGTTAATATACAGAACCTGCGAAAATATAACATAGTGATTTGAGTTAGGTTGGAGTATGGATACTCACGTGGTTGTGTGCAAATGCGGGAAGAAATACATACGAGAGAAGACCGTGAAAGCAATATCGGCTTGTCCGAAGTGTAACGTTTATTGTCATAGGCGGTCTGTCCAGTGAAGTTTCAACACAGTTTTACTGCAACGAACTGGCAAATAGCAGATCCGATTGAATACGCAGCCAAAGACTGTTTGGGGAGTAGTCGATATCGGGATGATACGAGACTTTGCAGTAGGCACGTTATGTGTCCTAAATGTGAAAAGCGAAGAGCATCGAAGAGGTCGTGGGGGTTGAACAACCGCCTTAAGAGCGAACTTGAGATGGCGGAGGATGAAGGATCTACACTGAAAGTGGGAGTCCTGACCACTACGTTACCTGGTAAGTACCATAGTAGTGGAATCCGGCACCAGAACCTTAGGAGTCAGTATGACTACCTAACGAAAAGGACCAATGTAAAGGGCCTAGGTGGTGCTAAATCAATGCGTGGTCTAAATCACGTGTTGGCCCATAATGGGGTTCACGCAGGGTGCCACAATGTTGAGTTTACTTACAACGAAAAGGCTGGATGGTGGAATGTGCATAACCATTCCATCTTGATAGCTGATGACGAATCCTGGAGTGGATTTCTAAAAGAAACCAAAGACAGGGTGTGGGAAAAGAATGACCTGCTTGACAGGCATGAAATTGTAGGAGGTTCATCTCCTGGTCTCGAGAACGATCATGGTCTCGGAAAGCGTTACACGTTGGATTGGGCTGACTCTTCAGAGTTCGAACAAACAATCAGGTATGCTGCTAAAGTTGCATACATGACAAAACCGATTAAAGCACCAAAGAGTAAAACGATGGAATTATCCAAGTTTTTCAATGGCTTTGGAGGTTCATATCCACGACTATCACGACCTTTCGGGATGTGGATGAGGTCAATGGCGCTACCATAAAGCCCATAGACTGCCAATGCACGGGCAGATTCATGCCCGCCAACAAGAAGACATACCCTGTGGTCCGCACGTGCGGACTGGAAACATCCGTAGGACCTTTCCCGCAACCACAGGTACAAGTTCAAGTCGATCAATGTTTATCGAAAGTGAACCGTCGTCTGTATCGACATGGCCGTGAGTATGAAGTCAAGATTGACGTCAATCCACAGGCTAACCAAATCTATACTGTTTACGCTTTGAGTGACAGTTGGATGAACGAGCGAGCGTTCAAGATGGCATATGCAATGTATCTTGAGAATAGCTCTGACGAACGTGCACGTCTGAAGAAGGGGCAAGTTGCCCGTTGGGAAGACTTCCGGACCCGAACTGGTTTCGAGGGCCAATACGCATCGATTAATCCGGTGCTGTATGACAGTGCAAACTTCGGTGGTCGAACCGAATTAACTGCAGGTGAGTTTAATCTCACAACGGTGCAAGATTCTGCAGGTGTCTCCAGAGGATTTACCTGGAGCAACGTGCCTAATCCTTCACTATACGGTATTCTTACCGAATATGACAAGGCTGGCAATGCACAGACTTCACCAGAGACCGCTACAGGTGATATGCCGTATGACGACTTGATGGCAGACGACAGTGCAGTGATGGCTCAAAAACTGCAAACCAATGGTGATAACCCACCATACGATGCTGATGGAGTTGGCTCCAGTAGCCCGTGGGTAAAAGTTGCAGAACTTAGTGCAGCTACAACCGCACAAAAACTATCCACAGGCTTTTTCAAAGCGCCTTGTGGGTTTGTGCTAATCTCCGCAGGTGTTAACGGCGAAGAACTCCCTGTGATGAGACATTTACAACTGACTGCTAAGGCCGGTGCTTACAAAGGAGTTCACGCTCCATCTATGTTGGAGTGAGAATGATGATCACTGAAGAGGCTACAGCCGAAGTGATAACTGCTACAAGACTAACGCAAGTCTTGGCACACATCAAGAACAACAACATTGCATACCTGCTTGGTGTTTTTATGATGCATACGGCAGGCGCAACGACGAAGGCGGTTGAGTATGGCACAGGAATTTGCTCCTAAATTGCCAGAAGGCATTCCTACGAAATGTGACCAGTGCGGTAGCCTTCCAAAGGCTTCAGACGTGGTGGTCATGGATATTTCCATGGGAGGGCACTATCCCGACGAGCCGTATCTGGTTTACCACGTACGCTGTTACAATTGTGGTTTGGAGTGGGTAGATTGACAACACCTCAATCTTCCAAACCGGTGGCCCGCACTTTGCGGCGTCACAGTGGCCGAAGGCACACCAGCAGGAGGGGACGAATGGCGCCCGCCCGCCATGAGGCCTATCTGCCTCCACTCGATTCTCGAGAGAAACATTTG